ATCAAGTTGTAGATAAAGATCCTGTAATCCAATAACATCATTTGAGAATGGAATAGCCGAAATCTCAATCAAAGGAGTATTGCGATTCACAATAGTGGAAATAATCTTGATGGGTGAGAGTTTAATCTCCCCCTTTATATAATCAATCACACCCACGTTTCTCTTCACAATAACTGGTTCTGTAGGAGAATTTAATTTAAAAAGAAAAACACTACCAGTTGTTAAGTCTGAGTTTGGTTGATCACCCAAATAAACAGTATCATTAATACCACTTACTTTAAAACCAGTAGACTTTATATTATAACCAATCAGTGTTCCATCATACACTGGACTATGACCATGATTACGAATATGAAATCGATTACCAAAACAAATTTCATAATCAGCGAACTGATTAAGTTTTGCTTCAAGATCTCTTCTCATACTTACTGTTGTGATATTTGATGTAATCGATTCATTACTATCATCAACAATCTTCTGAAACTTGGAGTATTTAAACCTTGCTCCGAACTTATTTAACTGAGTAGAATTAGCGTATTTTTGAATGTTATCATTTACAACTGTTCTTACAAAATCACCAGAGGGTGTAAGGTTAGAGTTATAGTAAACTGATGTATCAACCTCCACATATAGGTATTTAAGATCAATAATTTCAGTATCAATACCAGCTACAGAGTATTTCTTAATTTCTCTCTTTATATTATCTTTAATAGCTTCTGATACAAATACACCTTGTGTAGGTTTAATACTTACAAATACTTTTCCAAACTGTGGCGGATTCATTGTTTCACCACCATAGGCTGATACCGATTCAGTTTCAGGATAAATCGTAGGAACCAATGCTTCAAAATCCGCAGATGTTACCGCTCTATTCTGTGACGAATAGATCATAGGTGCATATGTTTTTATACTTTCAACAGATTCGATACTACTTCCTCCAAAGGAGGGTTGATTCACACTAATAGATGAGAATGATCTTGAATTAAGTTTAGATCCATCCTGATCAATACAACTACCAGAGAATCTCATATTTTGAATTCCATTACCTTCTTCACCGTGGCTAATGACATAACCAACTTCAATCGAGTTTGGTTCCTGAAGACCCACACCAAAGATACCATCACCAAACATCAATTCATATCTTTCACCTTCAATTTCTTGTAAAAAATAAACTGCTGAATTTGGATTTAAATCAATTAAACTATTATATTGTTTAAATGATCTTTGAACACTAGATCGTTCCGACTCTTTAACAATAACACGAATTAAACTTGAATCAATACCAGCATTTGTGAGAATATATTTTTGATTTGGTGTACGACTATTAACTGAAAATGTTTGAGTAATATAACTACCTTCATATACATCAATGTTATTAAAATTCGCATAACCAGAAGAGTTTACAGGAACTGTAATATCATCTGGAATTGAGAAAGTATATGTGTTGCGATTAAATTTTGTAGAGTTGCCAACAATACCTGCTTTTAATGTAACTGATACGGCATTAGTATCAGATGCATCAAAAGAAAATGAAATGTTTGAAACAGCAGCTTTTCTTGATCGAGGAACATAACCGATATTTCTCGCTAAAGATACAACATTCTCTCTCAATGTTGCACTATCAATAAACACCTCATTCGTCACCATATTGGCGTTATACGAATTAAGATAAGTATTATATGCTAATGTATTGATGATCGTAGATAAGTTCGACCCTTCATAATCATAATCAGTGAAGTTTGAATTCGCTTTCAGATAATCACGAAGAGAAGCTTTGATTTGATCAAAGTCTACGTTGCTAAAATTAACTAGTGGCATCTTACCTAGTCGGTACTAATACAACATTGAGTTCTTGTGTTGGTAAATCTTTACCTATGATATAATATCGAATCGTTACATTTAAATCATTTGTATTGAGTTTGTTAATGTCATTAAGTTGTTCAACATCAACGCTTTCCAAACGAATACGCGGTTCAAAACGATTTAATGCAAATTCAATTTCTGATTTAATTTGTATAATCGTAATCACATCATTGTTTTCAAATAACATCTCACTCACTTTACAACCAATATTAGGTTGAAAAGGAATATCACCAGGAACTGTAAAGATAAGATTACGAATTGAACGAGCAATAGCATTCTCATTTTTCAATGCGATAAGATCGCGACTAATCGGATTTATCTGAAAAGTCGCACTGATATCTTTGAATGGTAGAGATACTCTTTGTACAGGCACTCGATCATACAATAACTCAAAGTTATTTAGAGCACTAATCTTCGATTAATGTAAATTGTTGATTACCACAAGAACAGATATGATCAGGGTGAGAACAATCAGTTGTTTCAAAAAGTCCGTCAGTATTTTTTGGTTTTTTATCTTTTGGTGTTTGATCATCATTAGAGATTTCTCTGAGTAATTTTTTTTCAGTCATTTGAATTCTCCTTTGTGATGGATGTTTCTTGTTCTTTTGATGTTTTCCAAAAATACTCATCTTCACGACCCATACCCAATCTTTCAAAACCATTTTCAACTGAATAATATTGTGTTGATACTTTAAAATCAGGCATTTTTGGATCAACAGGTGTTAAACTATTATCAAAAATTCTCATTCGATTGTTTGGATATAATGCATATTGGCCATTCACCAATGCAATTAAATTATGTGATTTATGTTCTGCTGGATTTTCACTCGTCGCATAATCAATTACATCAGCATCCTGATGATAATTATCTAATGTACAAATATATTCACCCCTGATAGTGCCGTGATCTCTTGTATAACATTCAAAATCCATTGAACCAATAAATTGCTTATGAATTGATGTAACACCATAATCCATACAATTCCAGAACTGTAAGTTAGGAAGATTCATATCAGGATCAGGTGTTTTAGGTTCTGATAAAAACGCACTAATCGGTAGTTTGTCATACATTGCCGCGTATTCAGGTAAATACGTTTCAAAATAAAATGCACGACCAGGAATTGATTTAGCTGAAATCCAAACACCTTTTACAAATTCACCATGTCCTGATTGATGATCTGTCAGGTATTCTTTTCTTACCCATACTTCCTCTGAGGGAAGATTACAAATTAATGCACTCATGTCCAATCTTTTTCTTCTACAGAGTATCTATATAATAATTCTTCACCTTTTTTAATATCTCGAATGGTAATGTACCATTGATCATTATGAACATCAACGTTGGGATGATCAGAGTGATTAACATAATATGCTTGATATATGCGATCAAGATCACAATCAATATAAAATCCATCATCATCATTCCATGTCATAGAACAAACGTAATCAGATATTTCATCGGGTATCTTATCCCAGGGCACCTTTACTACCTTTTGACGTTCTTTCCAGATAATAGTGCCCTTTGGAATATCACATAAAGAAAAAACACCTACCCCACCACAGACTTTACTGGGTGCAAGGTAAGTGTAGAGGGTTAGATCATACATTTTATAGAGAATTAAAGGTTAGCGTTTTTTAAAAATTTAACGACCTTGACCACGATAACGTTTCTTCGCTTTATTTGCAGAAGTTGCAGAATACTTTGTATGTTTCCCCATACCCTGTCGAGTTTTTTTGGGAGCAGCTTCAACGAATCCTGATTTTTTAACTGACATAATTTACCTCAAATCACTCTCATCTTTTCGTGACCAACTCTGATACGTGGATCACACCAAATCTCATATCCTGATTCAATTGCATCTAAACAGAATGATACATCCTCACCACACATATCTTGTACTGCACCAGATTCAAATACTTGCATCTTAGGTGCAAACCATGGATACTTCAGTCCTTCATGTTCAAAGACACCCTTCTGAATCATTACCCATCCAAATCCAGTGTAATCTACAGTAAATGGTTTCTTACGTTTTGTAATACCATCTACCATCTCATGATTCATCACACCACCATTGTTTCTGAAGTCATCTTCATCTAACCAATGTGCTACTGATGTAGTCTTTCCATCCTCTGTACTATACCATCCAGAAACAATCTTTTTCTCATTTCCTTCAGCATCAATTGCCATATCACATAGTTGCCAGAACTTCTCAGTACTAAACACAATATCACTATCAATCCACAACTGATAATCATACTCTAACTTACCATCCCAAGGTACTTGATCAGGTCCACGTAATACATTAGCACCTAAACACTTACAACGTGCAAAGTTTACCATGGATGAGTAATCCTGACTGATCTGAATACTCATCCCATTCTGTACCATATCAAAGCACAGTTGTACAAAGTTCTTTAGAAATGTATATGATACGCCACGTCCTGGTAGACAAAATACAATTGTCTTACCTCTCATTCTCTCCTTAATAGAAGCAATATCCCATTCAGGTCCTTCTGTTTTCCTTACTGGGGTTTTTGCTTTTACAGTAAATCCTTTTGCCATGATTGATAATTCACTACAACATCAGTTTAACAGTATATCTATAACTTGTCAATAACTATTCTCTTCTTGCATACATGGGGTTTCTACTACCTCATAACTTAAGTCCTCTTCCTGATAATCAGTGGTCATTAACCCCACCATCGCTTTCATTGTATTCCAGTGCGCCTCAAATTGATTCTTTGTTAAACAATTATACACACATTTGTCTTTCAAGTATATGTGGTAAAAATTTTCAGCAGAAATTTTTTTCATAAAGTGGTTTCTCTTTACAAATTATATATGGGTAGGGGGGCATAAAAAAAGAGGCAGATAAAGACCTCTCTGGAATATACTTTT